AATTCACAAGAGATGATATCCTTGTGGCTTTTTCAGTTCCAAAGGCTATCGTTGCAATCACAGATGATGTGAATCGAGCCAATGCAGAAACATCAATGTATATTTTCTTATCAGAAACAATCGCACCTGAATTAAAAAGACTAGAAGAAAAAATCAACGAGCAATTAATCTATCCTGAATTTGGAGATAATTTTTTTATACAGTTTCCTGATCCAACACCTGAGAACAGAGAACTAACTCTGAAAGAATATGATCAAGGAATTAAATCAGGTTATCTTTTAATCAACGAAGTGAGAGAAAAAGAAAATCTTCCACCAATCCCCGGGGGATGGGATTTGTATATGCCATTTAATACAGCACCAGTAGGATCACTTAAAACTGAATCTAAAAAAGAAATCAATCGTATCTTTAGAGGTAAGGGAATGTTAAAATTGAAATTAGAAATGAAAGAAGAACTAACTAAAAAAATATACAAAGAATTAAAATCAAAGAATAAGAAAAAAGAAATTAAGGAAGAAGAAACAACTGAAGAAGTAGAAACTAAAAATCCTAAATCTTTAATCGGAGAAGAAGAAATGAAAATGAAGTATGCTGATTTTGTGAATAAGACAATCGACGGTAGAGCAGGAAAACTTGAAAAGGATATGAATCGTAGAGCGAAAGAACAGGAGAATGGATTTATAAAATTATTAAGTGAAGTCGAGATCCCCGGGAAATCATTAAAAGAGATAAATGAGAAAGGAATAGACTTCGGAGATTTCAAACAAATTCTCGGAGTGGCCATGGTTAGAAAGTTTGATGAGTTCTTCGATGGGGAAGATAAGGTCATGGCTGAATTCATCCTCCCATTCGTTGAAAACTCAGTAAAGGATGCAGGACTCGAGTCTTTGCTTTTAATCAACCAGGAGGGAGTATTTGAGACCACGGAGGCGGTACAGAAGAGGATATTGAAGAGAGCAGAGGAGTTCGGGCCTCAAATCAATGGAACTACAAAAACAAAACTGGCCAAGGGATTGGCAGAGGGAATCACGGAGGGAGAGGGAATTGTTGATTTAAGATTAAGAGTGGAAAGTGTCTACAAAGAATATCCAACATATCGATCAGAGATGATCGCTAGAACTGAAGCAACGGCTTCTAACAACGAAGGATTTATTGAAGGATTTCGTCAGAGCGGAGTAGCAACCCATAAAGAATGGGTCGCCGTGATGGATGAAAAAACCCGTCCTGAGCATGTCGCACTCAACGGGGACATTATTAAACTTGACGATGCATTCGCAAATGGGCTACAATATCCACAAGAGCCAAATTGCCGATGTGTGATTGCACCAGCATTTGAAGATTAATAAAAATATGTTAAAAAAATTATTTAATACAAAAGTTAAAGAGATAGATGAAAAGGAGAATAGCATTCGATTTATTTTCTCTACAGATAATGAAGATCGTCATGGAGAAATTGTCGATCAGAAAGGATGGGACTTGAATGAGTATCTCAAAAATCCAGTTGTGCTTTTTGCACATGATCATTATCAACCAGCAGTGGGACAAGTTACAGAACTGAGACTTAATGAAGATAGTAACTTGGAGGGAGTAATTAAATTTGCAGTGGACGAATACGAATTTGCAAAAACATTATTTAATCTTTATAAAGGAAAGTTTATGAGAGCCGTGTCTGCAGGATTTATAAATAAAAAATACGAAATCGATGAGGAGAATGACACATTCACATTAAAAGAAAATACACTGCTTGAAATGTCCATGGTAAATGTTCCAGCAAACTCAATGGCCTTGGCTAAGAGTGCAGGAATAGATGTCTCTTCAATCGAGAAGTTAATGGAAGAAAAGAAAACAGATATTGTTTTGAAAGATGAGGACATCGAGAAAATTGGAAAAGAAATATCAATTAATATTAATAAGAATTTGAATAAAGGGCTTGCTAACACTACGGAGGTCGAAACCCCTAAAGGAAAGAGCAAGATTATAACTGGCAAAAAGAAATTCACTACTAAACAAATTAACAAAGCGGTCCGTATTCTGCTAAAGGAAAAACGGTCGCTTTAAATTAATCGTTAATTTTAATATTTACTATGAACATTAAAGAATTGTTAAAAAAAGCTTATGCTGAATTATCAGTAGAGGAAGTAGCTTTTTTGAAAAGTAACATCAGTTCAATGTCTCCAAGTGAGAAATTGAGTTTTGAAAAAGATGTTGCTGATGCTGGAGAAACACCAGCCGAGGAAGTAAAAGAAGATACAGAAGATACAGAAGACGACAGTATCGATGAGGAAGCTGTAAAAAGCTTGATCACTGAATCCGTTAAAACATCCATTGAAAAGAAAGTGGATGAGATGTCTGATGGTCTTGTTGCAAAATTCATGAAAGGTGTGAAAACACAAAGAAAGGATGCTGTGGCAGACGAGAAAGTGGAAATTACTAAAGGGGAAATGGATACTCGTTTATTCATGAAGTCTTTGTTTGACGGCGAGACCGCTGAATTAAAGGAACATGAGGGACAAAGAGCGAAAGCTTTGGATACCACAGAAACAGGTGGTAAAGCTGGATACTTAGTACCCGATGAGTTGAGAGCAGAAATCTTGAGAATCGCCGAGACACAATATGGTCTCGCTCGTAGAGAAATGCTTTATCTTCCATTCTCAGGCCCCGGGAATTCAAGAACCATTCCTACATTGGCCAGTACAATTTCAGTTACTTGGACAGATGAAAAGGGAGCAAAGAGTTCTTCACAACCTACATTCGGATTGGTAACACAAACATTGAAAAAACTTGCTGTTATTATTCCTATGTCAGAGGAAATTTTGGAAGATTCCGCTATCAACTTGACAACACTAATCGGTCAATTGGTTGCAGAAGCTATTTCAAAAGAAGAGGACTTGCAGTTCTTCGTAGGAACAGGAGCACCATGGACAGGAATATTGGAGAACACAGATGTCAATATTCTAACTATGGGAACAGGAGATACTTCATTCTTGGATGTAGATGCTGACGACTTGTTAGATATGCAAGACGAAACTCCATCAGGAGCAATGGGCGGAGCTAAGTATTACATGCATCGTTCTATCTTCAATGTGTTGAGAAAATTGAAAGATGATGATGGTAATCCTATCTTCCAAAAAGCTACAGAAAGTACACCAGCTATGATTTGGGACTTCCCATATGAATTGTCTGATGCCTTCCCAGCAAAAGGAGACACAGCTGAGGATACAGCATTCATCTTGTTTGGTAATCTAAAACAGGGTGCAGTGTTCGGAGACAAGCAACAAATTAGAGTTAAACTATTAGATCAGGCTACAATTACTGATACTGATGGCGAAACTGCGATCAACCTTGCAGAGCAAGATATGATCGGTTTGAGATTTGTCGAAAGAGTAGGGTATGTTGTTTCATTGCCTACAGCACTAACCGTGTTGAAGACAGCTACAACAGTTTCAGCCTAAACCTAAGGGTGGCTTAAATTGAGGGTTGGAAACAGCCCTCAACAATAAGCTACCCTCAGAATCAAAAAAAATTATTAACCGTTTTAACCTTAAAATATCATTATGAGTGCAACAGTAGTAATAAATGAATATAACTCTGCAGGGGAAACAGAAACAGCTAACATCACAAATTCAAACATGGGATCAGCTGACTCTGTGAACTTAGATGCAGTAGCTAACCCTATCGTGCCAGGGGAAAATTCATATGAGAAATGGCAAAAAATCGTGGTAACTGCAATGGGTGGTTCATCAAAACTTGATAACTTCAAGATTTGGAGAACTGGAGCATTGGGCGGTTCAGCCGTTCACGTTACAAATGCTCGAGAAACTTCATACGGTGGAGCAGATGCTTTTGCAACACCAGTCGCAACAGACTCTTCAGTAGCTACAGAAACTATGCCAATTTCTGAGCCAAGTGGAGCAAACCTAGGAATAGGTGGTGCATTAGCAGGAGCATTAACTGGTACTGGTTCATCAGATTATTTGGTTCACCAAATTCAAACTGATGCTGGGGATGTCGCAGGTAGCACATCAACAATGAACTATCAGTACGACGAAACAGCTTAGTATGACTGTCTGCGGACCATGTGGAAAGAAGTTCAAAACCTTTGACGAATTCCTAGATCACAAATGTGATAAAGCGGATGGGTTCACTCCAAGGGATAAGGAATATGTAGTTAAAACGACATGTCCGAACTTCGAAAAAGTCTCTCAATCGGCAGTTGAGAGAGGGAAAGTAAAGAAAGAGAAGAAAGATAAAAAAGAAAAATAGGCAATACAATGCCTCATCAATAAGCAATACAATGCAACAAACCCCGGCTTATTGAAAAACGAGTTGGGGTTTGTTTATTAAGATCACACTAAAAAATAATCATGCAATACAAATTCACAAGAAAAATAGAGAACAAAGAATCGACAGTAGGTTTTGATTTGGTTGAAGAAATAGTTAATTTAGAACGGTGGGTGTGGGGTGTAATTTATAAAGACGGCAACGAATTACACCAATTTGATTCTGAGGGCATATTCCACCAGTTCAAAGAGATTAAACTCGATCAAGTTAAAATGTTTACAATGTATCGTTCAGACGATATGGAAAAGAGATTTGATATAGTGGTCACAGAGGGAATGCAATTATTCCATTTTTACAGGCATGTTAAACCTTATTATTTAGATCACGAAGTTCTAGTCTATGCATTCGGATGGAAGAAAGACGGGCAGGAAAAATATCACTTCATCTTGCCAGACGATAGGGTAGTATTAAGTGATATTAATAATGTGGACTTACCACAATTTAAATTAAAATAAAATTATGAGTGATCAAAAAATAACAGAGTTAGACAATTATACACCTCCGATAGATGCGGATGTTGTCCCTATTGTCGACACAGTTTCAGGAGTAACAAAGAAATTGACTTGGGCGAATATCAAAGCAACTCTAAAAACTTATTTTGATACTTTGTATTTGTCTTTAGCAGGTGGAACAATGACAGGAGATATCCAGTTAGGAGAAACAGATATTAAATTAGATGCAGTTCTTTCAGAAGATGAAACTTGGTCAGGAATTGTAATAGCAGTTACTCTTGGCTCAACAGTTGCTCAAGGAGAGGTATGTTTCTTGGCTTCAGACGGCAAGTGGGATAAGAATGACGGAATACTAGACGGAACAGACACTGGTTTTAGCAAACAACTTGGTATTTGTTTAGTTGCTGGGGACGATACAGACGCTTCAGAAATGTTACTTTATGGAAAAGTAAGAAGTTTAGGTTTCCCAGAATTTACAGCAGGAGCTCCAGTTTATCTTTCAGATACAGCAGGAGATTTAGTTGTGGCTCAGCCGAGTAGTGCCAATTTCTGTATTCGTGTTTGCGGTTATGCAGTTACAGCAGAAGACCTTCTATGGAACCCAGATAACTCTTATATTGTCCACTCTTAAAATTATGAAATTACCAAAGAAACAAAAGTTCAGCGAATTTTGGCACTTAGAGGTTCTATTTATAATCCCAGTTATTTTACTCTGGTCGGCATTACTAATCGGTATTTATTTAAAAGTATAATATGGCAAATACGAAATCTATAGATTTAGAATTAAGTTCATCTCAATATCTTTCAGATTTAACCCCCTCAGCAGATTTAGGAATTGACGGAGATATTTCTTTAGAGATGTTAGTAAAATTTGAAAGCGTTCCAACTGTAGACGGAGATCAACAAATAATTATAATGCACGGTAATCCTACTGGTAGTTATTATGATTATCTCTTAATGTTAAGAAAAGATGCAGTATTAGGATTAACACTTGCATATTTTCATAGAAACTCATCAGACGAAGGTGAAAGAGTAGAGGTAGTGTGGACGCCTTCGACGGGAGTTTGGTATAAAATAGGTATTACGATAGCAACCAACACTGTAAAATTCTATGTAGGTAGTTCACAGCAAGGAGAAAATCAAACACTTTCTTATACAAGGACAGTAGACGCAGGGGCAGATTTATATATAGGAAGTTTATGGGGAACAGGCCATTATTATGACGGACTTATGGACGAAATAAGAATATCGGATACTATTAGAACTATTACAGTCCAAACAAAAGAATTTACGACAGACGCAAATACAATGGGTCTATGGCATTTAAATAATTCTTTAGTAGACGCTACAGGAAATGGAAATACTTTAACGAATAATAATTCAGCAACATTTAGCACAGATGTTCCTTTTGTTGGTTCATCAATAAAATCAATAAACGGATTAGCAAAAGCATCAATCAAATCTAGGAATGGATTAGCGATAGCGAG